CTGATACTTCTGGGTCACAGGCTTATGATAGTAAGTATGGAACCTACCTCAAGCTGTTCTCAGGTGAGCTATTCAAAGCTTATGAGTCAGCAACAATTGCAAGAGATACAGTACAAAGACGTACACTAAAGAACGGTAAGTCTCTACAGTTCATCTTCACGGGTCGTATGCAAGCTGCATATCATACCCCAGGAACCCCTATATTGGGTTCAGGTGATCCTCCAGTAGCTGAGAAGACAGTTAATTGTGATGACCTCCTTATCAGTTCAGCTTTCGTTTATGACCTAGATGAAACACTTGCTCATTACTCACTTAGAGGAGAAATTAGTAAGAAGATCGGTCATGCTCTAGCTGAATCTTATGATAAGAAGATCTTCAGAACAATTGCTTTAGCAGCTCGTGAGTCACATCCTATTACAGAATCTCCTGGCCCTGAGCCTGGTGGTTCTCAAATCAAACTAGGTAATAACAAGGAGTATGATGCTCAAGCACTAGTTGATGCTTTCTTTGAAGCAGCTTCTATTCTTGACGAAAAGAATATGCCTAAGCAAGGTAGAACAGCTGTACTATCTCCAAGACAGTACTATGCTCTAGTTTCTCAGGTATCTACTAATATCCTTAATAGAGACTTCGGTAATGGACAAGGTAATCTAAATTCTGGTGAAGGTCTTTATGAGATCGCTGGTATTCAGATCAAACGTTCAAACAACCTACCATTCTTAGCTGGTACAGTAAACGCTGAAACTGGTGAGAACAATACATATAATGGTGACTTCTCTAATAGCTGTGGTTTAATCTACTACAAAGATGCTGCTGCTGTTGTTGAAGCTATTGGTCCTCAAGTTCAAGTAACTTCAGGTGATGTTTCAGTACTTTACCAAGGTGATGTAATTGTGGGACGTTTAGCAATGGGTGCAGCACACCTTAATCCTGCTGCTGCGATTGAACTTCTAAACACAGCTTAATTATGTCAGTTGCTCCTGGTGTTTGCAAAAAGCAAACTAATACTACTGGTATAGGTGGAGTACTATCCATCAATAAAAATATGCCAAGTCCTAAAGAGTACGGTAGAACTGTATTATCTGATGGACTAACAGCTCTAAAATATGGAGCTTGCTAACTTAAATAAATAATAACTATGGCTGCTAATCCTGCAACAGCTGCTGGAAACAATGGTGTTTCTGGTAACGCAGCTGGAACTCAAGCTTGGAGAAAATCAATAGCTGGTACTCAAGATGGGGCGTATTCACGTTCTGCTGTTAAATCGATAACTAATAATCTTCGATTTGCATACGTTGTATCAGATTGCGATACTCCTGGCAATCAACGTTAATTTCAACGTACACATACAGGGAGGCTTCGGTCTCCCTTTTTTTATATATAAAGATTATCCGATATGACGACCAAAACGACAATAGATAACGATACCGAACTATCCGCAGTAAATTCTATACTGGGAAGTATCGGACAATCCCCCGTAAATAGTTTAAACTTTGATAACCCAGAAATTGAATTCGTATATAATGTATTAACAGAGGTTAATAAGGATGTACAGAATGAAGGCTGGATGTTTAATCTTGAAGAAGATCAAGAAATGACCATGGATGGTGAAAACCTAACAGCTGGAGGTACATCAGCTCAAGTTGCTGCTGGTACTCATACAGGTATTGAAGGTGTTACCGTTGCAAAAGATGGTACAAATTTAGGTACTATTAGATTATCAGATACTGTATTAGGAGTTACTTTAAGAAAAGGTGCAAAGACTGAAAAGAAAGTAGCAAGTACATCTATTAGGTATATTACAAGTGTTAGGATGTTATACGATTTAACAGATAATACACATATATGGGATATAACATCTGCTCAAAAGTATACTTTAGATGTATTAACACTTTATACTTTTGAAAATATACCTACAGTATTCCAACGTTATGTAACATATAGATCAGCTGTTCGAGCTGCAACACAGCTAATAGCAAATCCAAATCTAGTAAATTTACTACAACTACAAGAAATAACAGCTAGAGCTAACTGCTTAGAATATGAAGGTAAGCAAGGAGATCACTCATTCTTCGGACTACCTAATGCTAAGAGATTACCAAGCCAGTTACTACAACGTACTCAACAATCATAATCAATTAGGAAATGGCAACTATTACTCAACAGATACCCAATTATCATGGTGGTATCTCACAACAAGCTGATGAAGTTAAAGCACCTGGTCAAGTAAACAAATTAAAAAATGCCATTCCTGATGTTGTACAAGGACTTACCAAACGACCAGGTACTCAACTTCTAACTACAGCTGGTAATATAACTAAAGTTGATAATGATAAATGGTTTCATTATTATAGAGATGAAACTGAACAGTATATAGGCCGTATAGATCGTAGTAATGGTTACATTAAGATGTGGGCTAAAGATGGTACTGAGAAGAATGTTATATATGATGGGAACGATGAATCATTAATAAAATACTATTTAATGGGGTTAAAACCTATAAATGGTACTTCATTAATGTCTATTACTCAAAGTCTTTGGGCACTTTATACAACAGATGTCAACGATCCGACTGCTGTGGTAGGTGAGGTCATGAACTTTAAAATGACAGATGATCATGGACTTTCCACAGGTGATGCTGTAATTTTTATAGAAAACGATGACCCTATCGGTAATTTAACTGATGGATATGTTTATTATATTGTAGCAACAGACGATGATTCACGTTTTGAATTAGCACCAACTAAAGCAGATGCACTAGCTGGTAGTAATAAAATAACCTATCTTTCAGGTGATTCTGGTAGTCTTTCTTGTCAATTTTTAAAAGGTATAGATTCTGTAACTTTACCTACCGAAGATGAAATACAAACTTTAACCATTAATGATTATACCTATTTAACTAATAGGAATCAAATAGTTGCTATGGATACAACTTCTACAGCAACTATAAACCCAGTCAGACCTCCTGAAGCTTACATTGAATTAAAGAAGGTAGCGTATGCTAGACAGTATGCAGTTAATTTATTTGACGATAATACAACACAAGATGTTAAAACTGCAACTAGGATAAGTGTTGCATCTTCATTTTTAGATACGACAGATAGTAGTTGCCCTTTTGTAGGTACTAAAATATTTAATGTTGGTAGTGGTGATGATTTCACAACAGCAGCTTATACTACATTTCAATTTTCTGGACTAACCGTAGGAGGAACTAATGATACTAATTTTATTGACGACGATTCTACGCGTACTTATAAATTGGTCTATTGCCCTCCTCGTTGGACTACTGGAACCTATTATCGAGTAGGTGATCTTGTAACAGGTGATCCAACTAGTAGTGAAAGTGATCCTCACACTCGTGTTTATCAATTAAAAGTTGGTAGTACTGAAGGGCTTTCAACAGGTAGTACTGCACCTAATCACGATACTGGTGACGCTGCTATTGGTAATCATACTTGGACTGAGATAACAGATACTACTTATTCAGCTAATGGTAATGTAGCAAGTGATCAACTTTATAATGGTTTACCTTGTATTATAGTTTCACAATCTGGGTCAAATATATCTACAACGAGTGCTTGGGGTAGTCTTTCAGGACTCCTAACTAATAATACTAATTTCCCTTTTGAACGTGAAGGGTATACTTATAATGAGAGTTTTGGAACACTGACTTTAACTTGGAAAAATACTGGTGATTATTCTAGTCATCTTAGCCGAATAATACTATTAAAAAATACTGATAACGAGATGACTGTTGGTGGTAACAATATAGTAAGTGCAACAGATGGTGCTTTAAAAACAAATAATGGTAGAATCTCAATCGTAAATGCTGGTTGGGATGAACAAAGTTTAGTACCAGCAGGTAGATCAGATTTATACTTTAGACTAACTACTACTGGTCAAGCTGTACCAGAACCCTTTACTACTACACCTACATACACTGCTAGATATACTACAACTATTGATCTTTTACATGGAGGTAGTGGTTGGGAACCTGGAGATAAGATACACGTAAGTCTAAAAGGTGGTTCGTATTCAATACAAGTTGATGAAACTAGTATTGCTAAAGAACAAGCAAACCTTGCTTTAGTACGTCCTTCTCCAACTTCCTTTGACACTAAAACTACAGTTACTTCTGAAAGTATTATAGGTGATATAAGAGCAGGACTTGTAGCTACTAATAATTTTACAGATTCTGAAGTAACACAAGTAGGTAATGGTTTATATGTTACTATAAATAAAACTGTTAGAACTTTAGCTTCTATATCAGATGACTCTGGATTACTAATAACTATTTCTGGTCATGAATTTGGAACAGGAAGAAAGGTTAAATATAATGTTACATCAGGTAGTGTTGTTCCTAGTTTAACTAATGATACGTATTACCATGTTATACGAAAAGATGCTAACTCTTTTTGGTTAGCAACAAGTTTTGATAATGCTACTGCTGGTACTAAAATAAGTCATACTGGAGCTTTACCTGGTGGTAGTGCTCATACATTTACACCAGAACAAACGTTTGGTATCAGTACATCTGATAGTGATTTGTTAAATGTATTTACAAATGAAATACAAGATGTAGCAGACTTACCTAGTCAATGTAAACATGATTATAAACTTAAAGTACGTAACAGTGAAGAAGAAGCTGATGATTACTATTTAAAATTCATTGGTCAAGAAAAACAAGATGGTACATTTTTAGATGGTAAAGGTGTTTGGGAAGAGTGTGCTGAACCTGGAAGAGATATTAGATTAGATTATTCTACAATGCCTGTAGGTTTAGTACGTACAGCAGACGGTCACTTTAGAGTTACCCAGTTTGATGGTACAAGATCTTATATTATATATTTTCCATCGGATGCATTTACAGCGTTAGCAAATACTGAGACTATAATATTTGATGGACAGACTTTTGAATCAAATGGTAGTGATACGATAGATACGTATGTAACAGCTATGAATACTGGATCATCTGATTCAAAAGTTAGTGGTACTTCTACATCCTCAGAAGGAGCTATATCAGGTTATCATTTTGCAGTATCTGGTAACAATGTTATATTAACAGAAAAATCAGTATCTACTTATACATTTACTACATTAACCACTTCTTCATTCACTGGAGCTAGTGGTCATTTACCTACAAAAGTAGACAGTCTAACTGTACCAACATGGTCAGACTGTACTGTAGGTTCTTGGGATTCAACCACTGAAACAGGGACTGTACCTGAACCTTCATTTGTTGGTTATACAATTAATAAAGTTATTTCATTTAGAAATAGATTAGGTCTATTAAGTGATGAAAATGTAAACCTATCTAGACCAGGTTCATTCTTTAATTTCTGGGCGAAATCTGCTATAGCATATTCAGCTGCAGATAATATTGATGTGTCTTGTAGTAGTATACATCCAGCTATTTTATATGATGCTTTTGAAATAAACACAGGACTTTTATTATTCAGTGAAAATGAACAGTTCATGTTGACTACAGATAGTGATGTCTTAAGTCCATTAACTGCTAAAATTAATTCATTCTGTACATATAATTTCAACAAAAAAACTAAACCTATATCATTAGGTACAACTGTTGGTTTCTTAGATAATGCAGGTAAATATTCAAGATTCTTTGAAGGAACAAATTTATTAAGAGACGGTATACCAAATGTATTTGAACAAAGTAAAATTGTAAGTAAGTTATTACCTAAAGATTTAACTTTAATTACTAACTCTAGAGAAAACTCTACTATATTCTTTGCTGCAAGAGGTAGTAATACTATTTATGGTTTAAGATATTTAACAGGTGGTGACAGAAGATTACAACAAGCTTGGTTCACCTGGGAAATGTCAAGTCCTGTTCAACATATAGCATTAATGGATGATGAATTATATGTTGTGTTAAGGGATCAAATAGCAGCGACATCGAGTGGTACAGCTTCATATAAAGATACCATACAAAAAATTACACTTAGATTAGCAAGTGATTCACCATCTATAGAAGATGATAACGATACAACTATTACAAATGATGGTGTAATCTATCCAATTCATTTAGATAGTTATATTAAAATAAATGGTACTGATTTAGCTACTGATTCTGGTAATACTAAGTTTACTAATACTTTAAATTTAAGAGATTTAGGAGTTACCGCAGTAAGATCATCTAATATTATAACAGTAACCCGTAATAATCATGGGTTGAAAGTTGGTCAAAAAGTTTATTTAAAATCCAGTTCTTTTGCAGGTGAATTTACGATACAAACTGTTGCTACTAATAGTTTTACTGGAACTGTAACTGGAGATAATTTTGGTAGTGAAGCTGGTCACATTAATTTAGTTATGGGAGCTGTTGCAGTACCAAGCGGTACTACAATTACAAACCAAGGTTTATATGGTAAACCTCTTTATTCAACTTCTGCTCCTACTTACGATACAGTAGACGGTACAAATTGGGATGCAGCTAGTAATACTTTAGATGTTTACGTAGGATACCTATTTGATATGGAAGTAGAATTACCTACTATTTATCCTGTTTCTGCTTCTAATAATAACATAACATCTGATTACACAAGTGGTTTAGTAGTACATAGAGTTGAATTAAACCTTGGTCAAACTGGAATATATGAAGTAGAGTTAGAAAGAGGTATGAAGAAATCTGATGGTACTAGAGATAAACCAACATATAGTGAACCTATAGGACCATTAACAGATGCTACACCACCTGTTGTTGCTACTGATTATTATGCAGCAGCGTATGTAATGCCACTAAAAGAAGAAGGTCAGCAAGTTATACCAATCTATGAAAAGAATAAAAACTTAACTTTAACTTTTAAATCCACTAGCCCTTCACCAGC